CAGCCGTATAAGGGTCTGCAAGAGGTCCATTAATTTGATGAGTATTAGTAAATTTCAATAGTTCAAACATTAATTGCATTTTTTCATGCCTATCAACATTCTTCTCTATGGTAGCCCAATGGACAGAAATAGTTCTTAGATCTATTTCCACAGATACTCACCTATCTTCTCTAAATTTCTCTCGGTATTTTTTCTCAGTAGCTTAGTTAGATCTCTACCCCATAAAGAGAACCAAGGCTCTAAAACAGCACCATAGTTCTTGCTAGTAATAACATTCATCCCCAAACATCTAGCTTCCACAACAAGTCTACAACAAGACTCCCGTGCAATAGGAAAAAATACTAAAGTAGAATACTGAGATAAATTCTCTAAGAAAAATGGTCTATTATATGTTGGTAAAATTAAATCATAATCTAATTGATTAGCTTTACAAAAAGTCTCAGATCCTTCTGTATTTTTAATCCAACTTTCAGAACTAACGACTGCATACTTCCACTTAGTTCTACCTGCCATAGCACTAACATATAACTTTTCTAAAAGATCCAAGTCTTCGTCTGACCAGATACTAGATTCTAAGTTTACAAAATTAGCTTCAACATCATTATCCTCAAAGATGTGTTGGTGGTCTGTAGTCTGAACAAACACAGCTTTAGCATTTTTATAAAGATCGTAGTTAATTCTCTCATCCTTGGGAACTATACTATTGTCATATCTCCAAGGATGCCTACTTTCGCAAATTTTGTAGTCATGCTCCAAGATGATATAGTTAAGCTTAGTTAAAGCAGTAACTGCATCAGGGTGCATCAAAGAAAGATTTCCTAGGATGTAGAAATCATCTTTCTTAAGCGTATGAATTTCATCAGATTTTAGGAACTCTGCGTCGAATCTTTTCGCTACCACAGAGTTAACAAATTCTGATCCTCCTACACCATCAGGAAAATCATCAATAAAATACAGTTTAGACATCTGAGAAAATATCTTCTTCTTCTTGTGCAGACCCCACTAAGACTCCATGATCATAAGCCTTTTTGACTTCCTCTGTATACAATAATCTAGCCAAAGAAAATAGTTCAAGGAGACCAAAAATTACCCAATCATACCAGTAAACACTTAAACCTGTTTTATAACAAACAAGAATGTAAATAAGAAAAAAGATACCCATCAGATGTACTTAGCCTCTTCTCTTTGAAAGACTGCACCAGGATACGGACGGTAAACCTCGTTCACCATAGGCTTCTTCAAACCTTCCGCAATACAATGTGGTAGACCTTGGTTACCTACGAAAAGATCACACCCCTCGATGACCCTAGCCATCTGGAGAATGTCTTCTACGGCTTGTCGGGGAACATCCTTCATATGGGGGTAAGTGTACTTAAAGAACTCGTACTCCTCCTCAAAGCCCATGAAGAAAGCTTTGGCTACTAAGTCTCTGTCTATGGTTTCCCAAAAGCTATAGTTCCCGTGATACCTGCAACTTCTAGCAAAAACCACATCACGATCTAAATCATTAATTAATGATGAAGGAACCTTCAACCAAGCTTCATCTCTTTCCTCAAGAGGAAAGCCGAAAGCAGCTAAATGAGAATCAGCTAAATTATTAAAACGAATATGCATTCTAAATTCATCAAGATTATAATCTACTTCTTCCCCTTCCCAATATTTCACCTCATCAATATACTCTTGATACTCAAGAAAGGAAATAGCACTATCAATAGTGGACTTATTCATCTTTGTATGAGTAAATAAACCTCCAGCCCAATTAACCAGAGGTTCGTCCTCTCCTCCTTTTGGATCAAGGTAAAGGATTCCTCCTCCTGCTGCTCTAACTGTGGGTAGAGACCAAATTATATCTCCCAAATCTCCGCTATGCTTAAAAGTTTTTTTATCAGACATTCATACTCTCCTTATACATCAATAATCTAAAGTGAACCACCTTATTTAAATCATAGTACTCATCTACAATTTGTTTCAAATTTTGTCCCATTTCTTTAATATGCTTTTTATCCTTAAGAGCTTTTGTTAACACGGTAACCCAGTCCTTAGAGGTAGCTTGAGGGGGGAGCAAATAACCTGTAACCCCGTTCTTAATTGTTTCACTATAGCAACCAACATCTGAAGCAATAAGAGGGATACCATACCTTCCACACTCTGCCACCTTAATATCAGATTTACTATCATTAAAAGCATTCATTTGAAGAGGAGCAAGAGCTACATCATTTATAGAGTATAACCTACCATACTCGGCTGCTGGCATAGCTTGATAAACATTCCAGTTCTTTCCTCCTTTAAATCCTTTCATTAAAATTTTCCTATAGTTATCCCAAACATCATGCTGCCAATCTCTAGGTTGTTGTTCGCTTGGAGGAGGGGGGGAGCCATAAAAATTCCATTGAAGATTTTCTTTACCCACTCTACCATTTACAAAGTGGGGGATACCAGCGAATTCTTTAACATCTTCCTCATGGTGAATACCTCCTGCCCAGCAGAGACGAATTAGTTTTTTCCTTTTAGCTTCCTGTCTTGGAGCATTCCAACAAGGTAAAGTATAATCGACAGCGTTCTTTACTACAGCCAGCTTCTTTTGGCAGAAAGCGGAAACTCTATGAGCGAACTTATCTTGTGTAACACTTACTAAGTCTGAATTATTATAAATAAACTTTGTCATTTCACTCAAACCTTTTTCTTTATAAACATCAGACAAGCGATGACCATCATAAAGTTCAGTAAGAAGATCATCAGTATCCATATGAAAAAACTTCCCGAACTCTTTAGTTATTCCACAAACTCTAGTAGTGTACGGTCCTCCAAAGTTTGAAATGTTATTCATAACAACAACATCAGCCCACTTTATGTTTTCATACTCAAATTCAAGATCCAATTCACCCTTTTCTTCATCAATTCCTAAAGGATTCTTATCAAACCTAATATCGCAAGCATTAGGATATAATTGAGCAAGTTTTTGATAAGGGGACCAAGCTCTATAATAGGCACAACCCCCTTCATTAGCTGGGACAACTAATATGTTGAGCTTCCTTCCATCAGGAAAAAACCCCTCCCACTTCGATACTTCTTCTGGTGTAGCGTTTGCATTCATAAAAAATAAGGTGAGGGTTTACCCTCACCTTATTATAGTCTATTAGCTTGTAGTATTTAAGTTAAATCTGCATCTTCTTCATCTTCTTCAAAAGCCATCTTGGAGTTCTCAGTCGAGTGAGACATACCAATAGCAGCCGCAAGACTACCCACAGCACCACCAATATCCATGTTCTTATCCGTAGGGATAATGGATTTCAGAGCTTTACCGTAGTGCTTACGCTTACGCTTACTAAAGAGAGTAACCATACCCTCCCACGCAGCAAGACCAGGAATAAAAGCCTTAGCAATACCAAAACCAGCATCAATTGCGCCTCCTACATCATCACCGTCCATAGGACCAGTAGCAACATAGGCAGCATCAGCTTTCAACTGATCTTTGGTAGCCATAACAAGCGAAGTCCCTTCTGGGATCTTTGCTTTCACCGAATCAGGAAGCTGATCGAAGGGAATAATAGCTCCCTCCTGACCTTCCGCAAGCTGATCCGCAGTCGTAAATACTGTACCTTCCCCGAAGAAATTTTCAAGAACAGCGCAGGAACCCAACCCCACACCTAGTACAGCAGTAAGTAATAGGGTAATAATAATATCTCTCATAATTAATTAACTTTGCATTTTAGAGAGGTAATCATCGTCCGACACTTCTTCTGAAGGTTTAGGAGCCGATGTACCTTCAACCGATACGCCAACAAGGGTATCAGCAGACTTCTTCACATCCTCATACTCTTCCAGTTTAACGAGGGCATGAATATCGTGGAGACTATCCATGATGCCAGCAACCTCAGAATTTGTACCCAAAACCGAAGTCTTAGGACGAGGTTGAGACTGATCATACTTGGGCCATTGACCCTCCATGATCTTCACGATCTTAAAATCGTGACCAGTTTCGGGATCAGTAATGTCACCAAAATCCTCATCCAACATGGCAGCAATAATCTTCTTGAAAAGAATCACTCCAATAGAAAGAATTTTCACATCACCACTCTCCCGATCAAGAATGTTCATGTAGTAACGAGCGCGAGGCTTAATTTGACGAGCCAGATCCTCATCCTCTGACCTACCAGTTTTCCACAAAGCATAGTACACATCACAAAGAGGGCAAGCCTCACCATGTATCTTACGGCAATGCGTATTTCTAACAGATCCATCGGGTTGAGTAACCCTATGAATTTTAGTCTCTGCATAGAATTCCTTGTCCTCATCCTTCCAAGGAAGAACGCGCACGGCATTGCTGCCTTCGGGAATTTGATAGAACTTCTGGAGGAAGTCTGAGTTAGAAGCCCCTGCGGGGTTGTTAAGTTGTTCGTGCTTCAAACGAAGCGCATTAAGGTCGATAGCCATTTTAGTTTCCTTTAGTTAATAGTTAGTTATTATAGTAGTATTACTTGTATAATTTAGTTTCTTCGCGTTTATTTGCAGACACTTGCTGCAACATATCTTTCTTCTGTTCAAGGGCGCGAACCAATCCCTTGAGCATTTCGTATTTAAATGTAGCCTCATCCACGCTGCCTTGCAACTCAGAATAATAATCGTCACCAAAGACTATATCATCCAGATCTTTAGCAGTCAGCTTAGTGGAAGATTCTTTCTTAGACACTTTTCTGAGGTTAGCAGCATACCGAGTAATCTCAAGGCTGCTATCATTCAACATCCTTTTAGCCCTACTCATCAGGCCATAATAATAGGAGTAAATTGATGCTTGCCGAAACATCTCATCTTCTACTCCATGATCGGTAAAGCTAACCAAAGCATCACTAATGTCCTTGTAGTTTTCCCAAGTAAAATCATCGAGAGTTTCAATTAAAGTATTCATAGTTAGTATCTAGAGGTTCGTCGTGTCGAAGCAGATCTCTGAGTCCTATTATACTCCAGGGTGGCTGCCCCTTCAGCAATTTTAGTAAGAAAATTTGGATCTTTTAAAGCTTCTGAGGACAATGGGGACTTGGGGGGTGGTGTATAACTCTGAGAAGGATATAATGTATCATAAATCTTTTTCTTCATTACTGTAAGGTTTCCGAAGATATCCCTAGCTAAATAATCTCCACCTGAGCCTACCTGTGAATACTTTGTTCGACTACTTGGAATTCGCACAGTCCTTTCTACAACACAAAATTCAAAGCCAATTCTATAATAAGAAATTCCTAACTCTTCCCTTACTTTATTCGTAGGTTTCGCAAAAGCCCAACCCTTTCCAGGAAACTTCACACTTAATCTGGTATTTTTCATACTATATTTAGGTTAGTCGAAGATAAATTCGAACAGTTCTTTGTTTAATGTAGCTAATTGCTGAATCATATTGGAAGTAACGGTAGTCAGAAATTCGTTCCCCAGTTGAGGCATATCCTCATCCTCCCCCAATCCATATAACTCAAAGCCAATGTGGCAAATTTCATGGAGGAGAGTACCTTTGTAATCCTCAATGCATTGAGTAGGGTCAATAGTTAATACAGACTTAGGAAACTCTACACATCCGTATAAATTATCCTTATTCAATGACCTCTGGACAATTGTAAACTCCTTAATCCCAGTAAAAAAAACCATTGGATGCTCTGGTTTTTTAGCTACCATTTTTTATTCTCCACCTTCAAAAGTATCTTCTGCCTCTGACATTCTAAGAACTCCATAGTCCACTTCCATAGGGACTGTGAACCTAGGTCTTCCATTTCTAGATTTAATAACATACGCTCTCATATTGCCTTGATCAAACTCTTCCTCACTTTGATTGAGAGATATAGCAAAATCACAAGTTCTAATCTTTCCGTAAGAATCTCCTAGCTCTGCATCTGTGATAATTTTAACCATCCTCCCCTGACGGTTAGTTTGCGTAGCAGTCCAAATAAGAAAGTTATTTTCCATAGCGATACCCCTAAGTTCCTCTGCCACTCTCTGTTGAGCGTGATACTCTTGCTGAATATCCCTAGTGGGGCGCATCAATTCAAGGTAGTCTACTACAAGAAGATCAGGCTCAAACTCATCATAGTTTTTAAGCTGCACAAGGAGATTGCGAATAGTATTGATAGAGGCTTGGCTTGTGGGGAACTCTTTAATAACCAATTGGCTACCAGGGAACTCCTTCTGAAATAGTTCAAGCCTCTCTTTAACATTAAGCTGACTAGAAGGATCTTTGAGTTTGAATTGAGGAACCAATGTCATAATAGAATCAAAGCGTTGAGCAATCTTATCTTCACTCATCTCTAGGGAAATGTATAACACCTTACGCCCCTCAATCAAAGAATGAACACTCTGATTGACCAGGAACAAAGACTTACCCACTCCAGGAGGAGCGACTACCATAGCCAACTCTTTGCTACCTAAGCCTCCTTCTAATGACCTATTCAAAGAGGGAAGAATGGTTTTATATTTTACTTCATTCTTCTTATTGAAGATCCTATCCCACCTACCAGCAAAATCATCAAAGTAATCCTGGCCCGTATCCACATCTCTATTAGTGAGAAGAGCCTTTCTTACAAGAGCTTCTACCTCCTCCACTCTATCTTCTTTAATTAATGAAATGCTTTGAGAGATAGCAGACTTCATAGCCTCTTTCTTAGCAAAGCCCTCCACAAGGTCCAGCATGTAATCAGCGTTGCTCACCGTAGAAGTATCCAGATTATTTACATAAAGAATCTCATCTTCATAATCAG